CGTATATCCCTTGGCAAGAATTTGTTTACCAGCATTGATGACTGCTGGTCCGCCACCAGTTCCCTCTAATTTTGAATCTGTTCCCTTATCAGTGTCTTTTTCTTGCGAAGTGTTTTGTGATGGTCTTTCTTTTTGATTTCTTTTTTTAACGCCGCCACCACCTTGAGCATAGGAAACTCCTCTAACCACCTTCGGTCTGTTAGTTCCTCCACCAGAAGCATTCATCTCTTCAAGAGTCTTCACTCCATACTTCTGCACAGCACCACGAGACATGACAAACTCACCAGGAGTTAGCATAGCAGGAACAGTGTCAGTTCCTTGTGGTTGTGGTGTTCCACCTCCAGAGAGATAATTGATTGTTGGACTGAATATCGCAGAAACCTTACCGCCACCTGATAAAAAACTAATAGAGTCATTTTTTGGCGGAGAATTTTTGCCGCCCTTTTTGGAATTAAAAGTTGAATTTCGCACAGGACCGCCGCCTGTGAATCCTTTGACGATACCACCAGTGCCATGACTAGGACTAGGTTTGGACGGAACTAATCCACCACTGTTGAAACCATACTTCTTGGTCTCACCAGTATCCAGTTTACTTAATTGTTCTTTCGCTTCAGCATCTCTTCCCTGAAGTCTATCCATAAAGGATGGATTGTTTGCTATTTTTTCTAACTCTGCTCTTGTAGCAGCTTCTCCTTTTTTCTTTACGTTATCCTGAGTTTTCCTTTCCTGCTCATCAACGGTATCAGGCATAAGCATAGGAACAGCAGCACCAGCAGCGAATAATGCTCCTCCAATCAGTAATGGTTTTGGAACCTTACCCAATAATCCTGCTGCTTTAACTCCTAGTTTGTAGGCAAGTCCTATCAATTTAGGCACAAGTCTCAGTAGACTACCAGTCATCTTCAGTAGAGTTCTGGTAAGTCCATTGCCAAAGGCGAGGTAGAGTGCTAACAGAGCAGGCCAGAACTTACTAAGGAACCTGAATAGATTCTTTATTTTCTTCTGATTTTCTGGGTCAGAGAACCACTTCAGGAATCTTATGAGACCAGCATAAAGAAGTATTTGCATTATTGTGTCAAAGATTCTATCAAAAATACTCTTGATAGGCTTCATGACCTTGCTTACAGCACCACCAAGTTTCTTTCCAAAACTCTCTCTGAATTTTTCTTTCTTCTCACCTTTCTCCTTTTCTAAACGCTTCCGTTCTTTCTCTGCTAGTTGCTTATCTAACTTCAGATCCTTTGCCATCAACTTCTCAATTGAAGTTGTGCTCTTCAGGATAGCATCCAACTTCTCAAGCATGGGATCTTTCTTTACCCTTGCTTTTCTTTTCTTTGTCTTCTCCTGCTCAGATTCTGGTTGACCAGGAAGTAATTTTGATCGGTCTACTATTGGTTTCGGTTGTACTTCAGCAGTGCCAGGAAGTAGTTTCGATCGATCTGTTACTGGTTCTCGCTTTTCCCCTTGAGAAGGAGGGCTTGGTGGTTCTCCACCACCTGCTGCTGCTTTTTCTGCTGCTTTCTTCTGATCTAATACATTTTTAACGAACTTCTCAAAGTCAATCTTCCCTTTTCTATATGCCCTTACACCCGTCTTTCTTTCATCTACTGTTAGTCTCTCACCATCAAGAGTCCCATCCTGAGCCATCTCTTTGGCATATTTTTCATATCTATCTTCACCAACAACCTTCTCGGCTTTAATAGTTTTTTTCTCACCACCTCTGATTGACGACAGCAAGTCATCAAGACCTTCAGGAATCTCCTCGTCTTTCTCTTCTCTAATAGATTTTAGGAGATCATCAAGATCCATGTGCTTGCTGTTGTTGTTTCAGTTTTTCTTCCTCAATATGTTGCTTTAAGAGTTCAATATAGATGTCACGTTCCCAAGGGATCATGGCTTCAACCTCTGTCACTGAGTATTTATGGAACTGCATCAAGGCGAAATTTATCCTGAAGTATGCCTCAAGGGACATATGAGACATACCTAGCTGAAAAAACTATTTAACCCTTCTAAAACTACTTTGTTTACTTTTTTAGTCTTGGGGTTCTTGAACTTAACTTCGTGAGAAAGTTTCGGCATCGTCTCAAAGAACTTCTCAATCTGTTTGAATTGTGTTGAACTAAGTTGCTCAATGAACTCAGTCAGTTCTTTGTCGGTGTAGTCAGACGCTGCCCAGGCATCCTCTTCATTGTAAATGGTGTCGATGCAAGAAGCAATCACACCAAAAGTTTTCTCAACGTTTGAAGTATCTTCAGCGATAAAGTTGTTATCAATGAATTGAGACAGAGAAGGATACTTCATCCTCATTCTAAGTTTATCATCCAGAATTACCTCAGGATTATGATCATCTTGCTTGTGAACTTTGATGTCATAGATAGAAATCTTGACTGGGACCTCAGTGATCTCGTCGTCGGGAGCAATGACGTTGACTTCAATCTCTTCACCGACTGACTTGCCACGGATCATCAGGAACAGATACTCAATGTCAAACGTGGGAAGAGTTTCTACGTTGACTCCTGGCGTCAGGATACATGCTTGTAAGACATTCTTAATAGCATGAGTGATCTCATTATTATCTTGACTCTCCATCGCGAGGACCAGAAGTTTCTCTTCCTTTACGACAAATGGTCTGATTTCGATTTCCTTTTCAGTCGAAGGCAACTCAATCTTGTAAGACGGAGTGGCAATTCTAGGTAAAGCCATAATTCTTGATACAATTCAGGTGTTTTATTTATTAGGGTTTAGTACAGTTCTAATCCCTGTTTAGCAATTCTCCTCTCTTCTGCAACCAGTCTACGATCCTCTGCGGTTATAGTATCCTTCTTAAATGAAGTGTCAGGATTTACTTGTGGTTTAGGGGGGTTTGGATCTTGTTGCTGTTGTCGTCTTTGTTGGTCTTGTTGTGTCTGCTGTTGTTGCTGCTGTGGTGATTGATTTTGCTGTGCTGATTTTCCAGGGCCACTAGCGCCGCCTTCTCCAGGAACGAGATCCAAGATGTATCTATCGTAAGCAAAATCAACTGTGCATTTCAGCAAGTCACTTGGTCCATACGACACCGACATGGAACTCAAGTTGATTGGGAAAGCATTGATGAAAGTATATGTTACCGTGCTATTCGATCCAGAGACACCAGCAGGCATTATGTCATTTGAATAATCTTTATTAAACTTCAAGAGATGGATGTCGCACTTATAATCTGTTGGGTATCTGAATCTGGTGAACGCAGCTGGAGAATTCATACCAGAAATATATGGACCTAACCCTTGTGGTCCATGGATATAGTGCATCCAAGTCTCTAAGATTCTAATGGTTTCATAACTCGTATCAACATAAAAAGTACAGTTCAAATCAGAGAAATCTCTACGATATGCCTGCTTAGATGTTATACCATGATATGTAGTGTCAGTAGCAGTAGAAAAACGAGACCCAGGCAATGAAGTGCTCTCGCACATGACATTCATGTGTTCTACTTGAGCTCTTTGTCCAAATGGAAATTTGGAGAGACCAGACATGCCCAGTTGATACTGAGCAGTCAGTGCTACCGAGCCCATCTTATTGACAAACTGACTGATACCACCGCCTTGATATGCTACCTTACCGTTAGCCATCTAAATAAGAATAGTGTTCCCATATTATGTAGGCTATGAGTTACAAGGGAAAGTTCCGTCCCAGTAATTACTTGAAGTACAAGGGTGATCCAACTAATGTTATCTACCGTTCCTTGTGGGAACTTAAATTCATGAACTGGTGTGACCGCAATGAAAATATTTTAGAATGGGGATCAGAAGAGATCGTAATCCCATACATCTCTCCCGTTGATGGCAGAGTTCATCGTTACTTTCCTGACTTCTACATCTCTCTCAGAAATACATCTGGAAGACTGCAGAAATATATCGTAGAGGTCAAACCTCTAAAGCAAACGATGCAACCTAAGAGACCAAAGAGAAATACCAAACGGTATCTCACTGAGTCTGCCACCTATGCTGTAAACATTGCGAAGTGGAAAGCAGCGACTGAGTTTTGTAAAGATAGACTATGGAAATTCAAAATCATAACTGAAAAAGAACTAGGTCTATGAATCGGATCAGGCAACATAAGAAAGACTTGATAGCAATGAGAGATCCCGACGATAAAATGTTGGCTCTCATGGAAATTCTTGGTGAAAGTGAACTTGTACCCGAAAGACCTGGTGCTTATTATACATACTTGTATAGACCAAAGACTCCTAACATCACATACGATGAATATCCTCTGGTTGTCATCACATCTATTGAGCAGTGGGGATGGAAAGGATTTAACTTTCATTGGAGAAAATCTAGAAACTACACGTTCCCAGAAGTGTCAGGAAAAATGATGAGAGTTGATGAAGAAGAACTTCTTGACTTACTTGATATCAACTACGCAAAATTCGATAGAACCTAAACCCCATGGCAGCATCAGGAGACAGGAGTTCAACAATTACTCTAAAAAATGGGAAGACTGTCAAAGTCAACACCAATCTTGACAATGGTCAAGGAACTCTGACAGATTCTCAGGGTAGAAATGTTGGCACGATTGGACCTGGAGGAAAAATTTCTTTCAGTGGTGGAGATAACAATGCTCAGAAAGAGTTGATGGGGTTGAGTGGTTCTAGAAGTAGATTCTTGAACAAAGAACTCAACGCTCAGGTAAAACCATTAGCAGAGAATGAGAACAAAGCAATTCTTCAGAAGAATGCTAGCAACACTCAGCTACTGAACCTAAGAGACCAGGGATATAGTGGTATTGACCCAGATAATTTACCAGGTAATCAGTCTTCAAACTCACAGTCAGCTCCCAAAACTAATCCACAGTCACAAACATCACCAAATTCAGATTCTCCATCAACAACACAGAAACCAAACTCATCCTTTAACCAGGGAAACTCAGCATCAGGAGAGATGAGATTTCCTAAAATTCAAGTTACGAATTTGGACTTTGTTATCTTCACGGGATTTGAATATGCTCCTCTCCCTGCTGCTGGAAATGCTGGAGGGTTTGGTTCTGGAATGTTGTCAAGAATGTCAGAACGTTTGATTGATAGCAGCAAAAAGTTTTCAATCACTTTGCCGATTCAACAAAGCGTCAATGATACAAACGCTGTGGGATGGGGTG